TTGTCGGTGGTGAATCTGGTCAAAAACATCGACCAATAAATCTTGATTGGGTTAGAGATATTCGTAACCAATGCCGAAGATCAAAAGTCGCGTTTTTCTTTAAGCAAGTTGGCGGGAAAACTTCTAAGGCTGGAGGTAATTCATTGGATGGTAAAAAGTATTTGGAGTTTCCAAAATGTTAATGATTAGTGGTTTAGATTTAGAGCTTACTCAACACCTCAGAAAAGCTAAAGGATATGAATTTAAACTTTTGTTTACTGCGGCAATTGATAAAATTGGTTTATATTTACAGCTTGAAGTACAAGAAAGAGGAAAAGTAGGCGTTTCAGATATCGCTGATTTTTGTATAAGCTATAATCTTACGTTTAAAACTTGTACTGAAATTTTGGAGGAATTGAAAATACTACCAGAAGGTACATTTTTGACGCTTAGAAGGGACGGGCTTAATGTTGGGGAAGTTATGTCAGAGGCTAGAAGATTAGCGGAATTGAAGAATGGAAACACTACTGATTAGTTTAAAACCACGGCACTGCAAAAATGTCTTCAGCGGTAGGAAGACCATGGAACTGAGAAAGCGATCGCCTAAAAAATACTCCACTTTAGATGGTAGGGTTTATCCTGAGTTTACTCATATAATGATCTATCAATCAGTGAGGCATGAAATAGTTGGAATGGTTGAGTGTGGAGAGATCATCACAAGATATAAGGATGAGTGGTCGGCTGATGAAATCAAATCACTTTGCATCAGCAAAGATGAGATAGCCGCATACACAGGCGACAGAAAGGGAGTGGGGATTAATATATTTAATCCTAGATTATTCAATACACCAATTCCAATCGGGGTCATGATCAATGATTTTGGCATACATCCACCGCAGCATTTCAAATATTTAAATTCAGATTTATCAAAGAAGTTGATCAACTTCGGTCAGATTGGCACTCCTAGGAACGTGGCTAGAATTTAACACTTGTTTAACATATTAGGTGACAATTACTATTTAAGGTAATTGAGGATTGAAACAACGACACGATTGATTAACCACAAAATGAAACCCTGTAAGTTAATTACAGGGTTTTTAATTGCAGCCATGATTAATACCGAGAAACGTAATTATTATTTTAATGTTGAATCAAAGTTTTTTATGGTTTCCATAAGGATAATTTCTACCGTCTGGGAAACACTTCGTTGTTGATTATCTGCTAATTCCTTAATTCTCTTAGCTAATTCCTCGGTTGTAACTGTGGTGATACGAGCGGTTTTAGTTTTCATTATTTTAGATTTGTTTTTTGAACAGTTTGAAACTTTTGACAACTATTTATATTATAATTTCCTTAGATAAAAAAAGCTCTGGATTGCTTCTAACAATTCAGAGCGATACCGTCCCCACAAATTTGCCTTGTAGGAGGTTTCATAATGATACGTTCATCTCAAATAAATATCATGCCAATGAGCCCTAAAGAATTTGTAGCTCTTTACGGGAAGAAATTTGCCGCGCGTGTTTCAGGATATCCAGAAGAAACATTAGGTAAGTATTTGGCTAAACCAGAATCTAAGCGGTACATTAACCCCAGTGATTCAGTAAAGCTGCACTTTGGAGCTATTCACCAAATTATCAATACTAATTCAAAACCACAAGAGTCATAATGACGTTTTTGGTACGAATATAGTCATAATGACACTCCCATATTTCATGGGAGTTTTTTAATATAGAAGAAGTTCGCGGGAGGTTCACGGGAGGTTCGCGGGAAAGTTTACGGGAAGGTCATGAGTAGTTCACAAGTAGTTCGCGGATAGTTAGCGAAAAGGTTACATGAAGTCGATGAACAGATTGCCTAAAGAGGATTTATCTTCTGGTCAAATCGCTGAGTTTCTGGGAGTAAGTCGTAAGACGATTACGAGTTACTACGAAAAAGTGAAACAAGCCTACTACTGGCTTGAAGAATCTGAACTAAGTTATGGTGCATCTAACCAAAAAAGATACACACAGTTTTGTGTGGCTGCTATTGAAGATTTATTTGCATCTGAAAATCACCAGAAATGGATAAATGATATTCAGTCAAGCCACAAGAATGATAGTGATAGTAATTTATCTGAGTCTGGGGGTGAGATTGTTAGCTTGGCTATTCCTGATGACGTTGTAGAAATAGTAGAAGTGGAGGTAATTGATTCAGCAGAAATCAAAAAATATGATTTATCCAAATTTACACAAGCCAATTTAATAAATGTGGGAAATCTAAGAACAAACAACAATATTAAATTAAAAGCACTGGAAGAGGCAACAAAGGAGAGATTTAGGATGATGGGAATAGTCGCTGCTCAAAAAGCGATTTATGCCTACACTGAGGCATTTAATGAAGAAATAAATTCGCTTTCGCTGGAGGATTGAATCATGGAATTATTTTTAGCGATCGCTCTAGGAAGCATAATACTTTTATCACCATCGGGATTATTAATCTATGGTTTTCTAAAGTCTTGTGAAAAAGGTAGATTAGCCACGCTGAATAATTTATCTAATCATCCTGAATTAGTAGAATTATCAGAAATCAGAAATGATTACGAAAAAATTGTGGAAATACCCGCAGAACCTGAGACTAAAAAAAAGTCGTTCCTGGAAATCATGTTTTAAATGATTCCTGGTGGCAGGTCATGATTCACCAAACCGCATTAATTTGGGGCAATCAGGGAGGTGGTAAATCGTGGCTTGCTAGGTTCATAATCCAGCAAAAACTAAAATCATCAACAGGTTACAGAATTATTGTACTAGACCCTGATTCTAATCGTAGTGAATGGCAGGGTGTGGAATCCTACCATGATCACGAATCAATTGAGAAGATGATGAGGTGGTATTATGGCGAATTAATCGCCAGATATAAAGAATTTTCTCAGTCTAATATCCTAGAAAATCAATGGAGAGAAAAATTATGGAGTCAAGGTAAAGCAATTACTTTAGTGATAGAGGAGGCCACTACTTACTCATCATTTATCAAAGACCATGAATTTCTTAGCAATTTTGGTAAGTATGCTTTGACTAAATCTAGAAAACAAGAAATGCCAGTTTTAATTGTTGCTCATAATAATACACAATCGTGTTTGTTTGGTATTTCTGGACTTCATAATTTAGTTTCTAAGATGCTACAGATTGAATGTTTGGCTGAGATTAATAAATCATCATTTAAGCCTATCTCTACCGGGAAAGCTAGAGTTAAATTAGATTCTTCAAGCGAATGGCTGTTAGTTGATTTACCGAAACAGGATAATAAAATTATTAATTTTGGTACACCAATTAAAGAAATTCCCCAAGGCGATAACAATGAATTATTAATTTCAGAAATTTTACCTGATGGTCTGAAATCAATTCTGAAATTCGCCATTGAGAAACAGAATTGGATATCAATTAGAGAAGTTTTAAGAAAAGATTTTAGTACATTAAAAAATTATAATTCTCAGAAAGTCAGGGAATTGTTTTTAATACTAAAGTTTAAAGGATACGGAGATTGTAGAACTCTACAGTCTAGTTTCCAGTTTAAAATTCATTGTGTCGAACCCTTGCGGGATATACCTGACAACTGACAACTGACAACTGACAACTGACAAAAACCATTATCGAGGTAGGTAAGTAAGATGAATAACAATTCTGACATTACTAATACTGAATGCCTAGAGTCGATTTATCATTTAAAGTGCAATTTATTGGCTCTAACAACTAGTTTGGTCAAGGCGGATAATACAGCGATCGCTCGCTTAGAAATACAGTCTAAAAAGACTATTACCGATATCATAAATGATTTAGATGATTTAGCAATGATGATAAATGGCATCAAGAAAAATGATTCAATTGAGGATATGATCAGTAAAACTATTACTGGGATAATTAGGGGAATTTTGTTTGGAGCGATCGCGTCTTTGATATTGCTAATATTCAAACCAGAAATTACACGCCCCGCGTTCTGTCTTAGTTTTTTAATCGGTGTTACCAGCAGTTATTTAACAGTAGAGAAATAAATGGGGTTCAATAATTTAACACTAAGAATTATTTGGTTTGCACTAATTGGCGGTGGTGCATTAATGACGATAATTGATGCTGTTATGTCTACCGAATGGATTGCGAAAATGACTAATGCCGCATCAGTTACGCCATCTTTACCATTCATTCTAGCCTTGGTAAACACTTCCGTGGTCAGTGCCACTGGTGCAGTTCTGACTAATCCTAGCTCATGGCACTTTGTGTTAACTGGAGGACGCAAAATAGGATCGATAACAGATGATTTAGAAAGAATTATTTGTTTTTTCGGGATTTCTTTATTAATTGTGTTTTTGGTTGTAGGAATTACATCATCTTTATGGATTGACATAATTAGCAATTACCACAAAACCAAGAATTGGCCATTAGCTCTAGCTATATCTCTATCTGGTAATTTTTGTTTCTTGTTTGCCAATTATATTTCACTTAGTTTAGGGGGAGCATTAAGTAAGAAAATGTGATAAAATATAGTATTGCAAGATAAACTACACAACACCACAAGCAGGGGTTAAATCCCTGCTTTCTTTATGGTAAAATTTGACAAAATTATTAAAATGGTATATTATATATAAAGAAGTATTGCAAGATAAACTACACAACACCACAAGCAGGGGTTAAATCCCTGCTTTCTTTATGGTAAAATTTGACAAAATTATTAAAATGGTATATTATATATAAAGATAATATACAGAACTTTTATAACAATAAACCCATCTCCCTTAACCGAGTCTAGCCGCTCGGTTTTCTTATGACAAATTTTTAAACATTGTTACCGCTTGAATTGTTGTTGTTTTTCGTGTAAACCAATGATAATTAATTTTGCTGGTATTAGTAGATGATAGTGATAGAAATAAAACCTAATCCTGGTCCACAAGTAAAGGCTTTGCAATCTACAGCCAAAGTAGTGCTTCTTGGCGGTGCTAAGGGTGGCGGTAAATCTTTTGCTTTGAGAGTTGCACCTTGTTACTATCTGGACAATCCAGATTATCATGCTGTAATTTTTAGGCGATCGCTACCGCAAGTCAAAAAGCCGGGGGGAATGTGGGATAAAAGTTATCAGCTTTATTCTGCAATGGGGGGATATCCTAGAGTTTCAGAATTAAAGTGGATATTTCCTTCTGGGGCATCGGTACAATTTGGGCATTTACAGAATCCTACAAGTTGGCAGGATTGGCAGGGTACAGAGTCTGCTTTTTTTGGTTTTGACCAGTTAGAAGAATTTACCCAGGAGCATTTTTTAAAAATATTGGGGTGTATGAGAACGACTTCGGGGTGTCCGACTCAACTTATGGCCACAATGAATCCTGATGCTAATAGTTGGTTAAGGGAGTTTGTTAGCCCCTGGATTGCTAAAGATGGTTATGTAGATTTGGATTTGAATGGGAAGACATTTTACTTTACTGTTGAGAATAGTCAGATTACTTGGGTAGATGCTGATTGGAGGGATGCTAACGGCCAGCCTCCGGTATCTGTTGTTTATATTTCTGCTGATATTTGGGATAATCCTGCATTGTTAAAGGCTGACCCTGCATACCTTAGCAGTTTAATGACTCAAAGTCTTGTAGATCGTGAGCGATATTTGGGCATTCGTGGCCGTGGGGGTAATTGGAATAGCAAGGCTGAGGCGGGTAAGGTTTTTCAGGAGCAATGGTTTCAGAGAGCGCAGTTAGTTAGTTATCAGCATGGCGACAAGTTAGTTAGATTCTGGGATTTTGCTGCTTCTCTGTCAACTGCTAGGCGCTCTGATTTTACGGTAGGGGTATTACTTCTCAAAAGGAGCGATCGCTATTTTGTTCTTGATATGGTTCGTTTGAGACTTCCACCAGTTCAAGCCAATCAGTTAGTTGTGAATACTGCTACGGCTGACGGTAACAGATGTCAAGTTAGATGGCAAACTGAACCCGGCGCGTCGGGTGTTCGTGACTCTGCAAATTTACAATCTTTGTTAGCTGGGTTTGATTCAAGGGGAGTTACTGAGTTAAGGGATAAAGTTAGCCGCGCTATGCCGTTAAGTGCTGGTTTTGAGTCTGGAACTATTCAGCTTTGTTATGGTGAGTGGAATCAAGTATTTATTAATGAGTTAGTTAATTTTCCTGACGGTGATCACGATGATATTGTTGATGCTGTCACTGGGGCTTATAATTGTTTGACGGGGTTTAAAACTGGAGTTAGTAATTTTACTTATTAATTAATATGCAGCAAGTTTTTAATTATGATGTTATTTCTGGCGTTACTTCAGATGGTGTTGAAAAAAGAATTTTAGTTAATTCTGATGGTTCTATTGCAGTATTAGCAGGACTAGCTTATGTTAGTTCTTCCGCTGTAACAAGACTTGCTAACACTACAGCCTATACAGCTAACGATGTGTATGGTGGTGTATTTGAACTTCAGAATATTGGTGCTAGTGGTGGGTTTATATTTATTGAAAGCTTAGATATTATTTTCAATATCACAGCAGTACCAGCAGGTATGAGTACCTTTACCTTGTATTTATACGGTGTTACCCCACCATCAGCTATAGCTGATAATCTACCATTTTCTATATCTTCTGGAGATAGAGCAAGTATTCTCAATCCCAGAGGTATAGCTTTATCTGCATCATTAGCTCAAGGTGGTGGTGGTAGTGTAGTTGCTGAGGTGAGAAACCTAAACCAACTTTATAAACTAACTGGCACTTCTTTGTTTGGATATGTGGTGACAAGTGGTGCATTTACTCCGGCTGCAAATAGTGAAAGTTTTACAATTAGAGTTAGGAGTTTTGCACCATGAGGACTTCTACTAGAATGGTGGTATTGAGCAAGAGATTTGACACTGATGCACAAACCTACATAACTGCGGTAGAAGCTACTGATGGTGCGCCACTTGAAGAAGGTGTCAAAATAGCTATCAATAACTTTGTAGTGGGTTGTAAAGCTGATGGCATCTGGAGTGCAATTAAAGCATCATGTATATTGGCAGGGGCTAGAACGCTGGCTGGTGCTTTAGTTCCGCTTGCTGGTACTGCACCAACTAATTTTAATTTTGTTAGCGGGGATTACAACCGTAAGACAGGGTTGGTTGGGGACGGAACTACTAAATATCTGGACAGCAACCGGAACAACAATGCTGACCCACAGGACAGTTGTCACATAAGTGTCTATGGCACAGCTTTTGGTGCAACTACGGCAGCGGTAAAAGTACCGCTAGGCAGGCAAATAAACGGCTTCAACGAAAAAGCATTGTTTGCATCTACGTCTATTAACTCAGGGTTGCTAACTGTTCGCTGCCAATCGACAAATGCACCTGTAGCGCATACAGCAAATAGAGCAGATGGTTTAATTGGTACGTCCCGAGCTAACTCGGGTACAATTAGCATACGAAATAGTAATTCAACTGTTACTGCGTCTCAAGTATCGACTGCGCCCTCAACACCGACTTTATTTGTCTTTGCTAGTAGCGATGGGAATCAGAGCAACGACGGTGGTATAGCAAGTGCCTTTGATGACTCCCGCCTAGCTTTCTACTCTATTGGTGAATCCCTAAACCTCGCCTTACTGGATACTCGTATAACTACGCTTATTAATACCTACAATACAGCAATTGCATAACCATGACAAAACAAGAATGGCTGCTTTCTCAAATTGCACAATTCCCTGAACTATCTCCCAGGGACTTAA